TGGCCGAGAACTGGAAACCCGTGATAAGGAATCTAGAAAACGCGCATGGAGTAAACCGGAAGTGCTTCCGACTCCTACGCCCGAAGAAGGTTATACTTTTCATTGGGTGCGTGTTAGTACACGCGGGCAAGATGATCCTACCAATGTTTCCTCCAAACTACGTGAAGGCTGGGAGCCAGTAAAGGCTGTAGAGCACCCTGAGATTGAACTTGTAAGCATTGAAAACCAACGCTTCAAGGACAATATCGTAATGGGTGGTTTAATGCTTTGTAAGGCACCAGTTGAACTTGTCAAGGAACGTACTGAGCATTATCAGAAAGTAACTGATTCTCAGATGCAATCTGTAGACAATAACTTAATGCGTGAGAGTGACCCAAGAATGCCGTTATTTAATAACAGGAAGTCTGAGGTTACTTTTGGCAAAGGATAAACCGAGGAGTCTATTATGGCAGCTACTGCCACCCCGTACGGTCTTCGGGCCGTCAATCTGATTGGAGGGACACCTTTTGCAGGTTCCACTCGACAGATTTCAATAGCGTCCGGTTATGGTACTAATATCTTCAATGGGTCAGTTGTAGCCATTGCAACTACAGGTACTATTGAAATCGTGACGACAAATGGAGATAACTCAACTCCATTTCCAGCAGGTACTATCGGTGTTTTTGTAGGTTGCCGATATACTGATCCCAGTACAAGCCAATTAACATTTAACCAGCGGTGGCCTACGGGTACTGTTGCGGCTGATGCGATGGCTTATATTGTGGACGACCCTAATGCTGTGTTTCAAGTACAAGCTGATGGCGCTGTTACGCAAACCGATTTAGGTCAAAATACCTATTTCGGAGCGGTACAGTCTACCAGTACTGGAAGTACCATTAATGGTAATTCCACGAGCGCTGCGACTGCAACAACAGCAGCAACTTCTGGAATGGCTTTCCGCATCGTTGATTTTGTGGATGGGCCGGACTCAACAATTGGTGATGCGTATACGGATTTGTTAGTGAAGTTTAATCCAGATTCGCATTCTTACCTCAACAAGACCGGTATATAAGGAGCACGACTAATGGCTATATCTAGAGCGCAACTCCTTAAGGAACTCTTACCGGGTCTTAACGCCTTATTTGGTCTTGAATATGCTAAATATGGTGAAGAAGCGGCAGAAATTTTCGAGACTGAAAGTTCAGATCGTTCCTTTGAGGAAGAAACCAAACTGTCAGGTTTTGGTGCCGCCCCTGTTAAAAACGAGGGTGCTGCCATTTCGTATGACAACGCACAAGAAGCATGGACTGCCCGTTATAACCACGAGACAATTTCTATGGGATTTTCAGTAACTGAAGAAGCCATTGAAGATAACCTATATGGTTCATTGTCTTCGCGGTATACGAAAGCACTCGCCCGTGCTATGGCGTACACTAAACAGGTTAAAGGTGCTGCTATTTTAAACAACGCCTTTGCTCCTGCCGTTACTTATGGGGATGGACAGACATTATGTTCTACTGCACACCCTCTAGTATCTGGCGGTACTAACTCTAATCGTCCTACTACTGGCGCTGACCTTAACGAGACTTCCTTGGAAGCCGCCGTTATTCAGGTTGCTGGCTGGACTGATGAGCGTGGCCTGTTAATAGCGGCTAAACCCCGTAAACTCATACTTCCAGCAGATTTGCAATTCGTTGCAACTCGGTTGTTGGATTCTGATTTACGTCCGAATACCGCCGATAACGACATCAATGCCTTGCGTAATAATGGGACAATCCCTGATGGGTACTCTGTGAATCATTACCTCACAGATACTAACGCATGGTTCTTGTTAACTGATGTCCCCAATGGTCTTAAGCACTTTGTGCGTACCCCGATGCAAACCTCTATGGATGCTGATTTTGATACTGGCAACAGCCGGTATAAAGCCCGTGAGCGTTATAGCTTTGGTGTATCTGATCCGTTAGGTGTTTTCGGTTCACCCGGAGCTACTTAAAGTTAGATAGAAAGGGGTACTTAGTACCCCTTTTCTTTATTGTTTTTTATCCTGACTGCGTTCCATTTGGAAGCGGCAGCCTTTAGCCACGACAGGAGACCCATATGGCTACTCACCACAATACCCCCGTGTTGTATAACGGGTATGGCGCAAATTACAAAGCCTTGCGCGAAATGCCCATTTCTATTAATCCTGATTTCTTTGAAATCTCTGATGATTTTGTTGGGATTGCTTTTAATTCCACTAATGATTGGACGGTAGTTAAAGATTCAGGCGCTGCTGTGGCCCTTGTAGCAGATGCTGTTGGTGGTGAATTAGCCCTGACTTCTGCTGCTACCACTGATAATGATGGTGCGTCTATCCAAGGGAACGAAGTTTTTGCAGTCGCTACATCTAAAAACATTTATTTTCAAACCCGTATCAAATGCACTACTGCTGACCAGACGGATATTTGTGCCGGATTAAGTGTTAATTTTGCTACTGATCCTGAAGCTATGTTGACGGCAGCGGATCGTATTGTTTTTCAGGTAGATGATGGTGACGCTTCCATTCTCTGTAAAACTGAAAAAGATGGTGCGGAAACTTCTACTGATTCAGGGATTGATTTAGTAGATGCCACTTATATTCTCCTTGCTTTTTCAGTGAATGGGACTGGTACTGTGAAATTTTATATAGATGGCTCACTGGTGGCTACACATGGCACTAATATTCCAGATGATGAAAACATGACTGTTGCTGCTATGAGCCTTTCCGGTAATGCAACAGGTACTCGTGTTACTACTCTGGATTACATTATTGCTGCTGAAACTAGGTAATAGGGGGCTTTATGGCTACTGCTAAGAAAAAAGCAGTTAAGAAAAAAGCAGCCCCTAAAAGGGCAGCTCCTAAACAAGCCCCCCGTAAGAAAGTGGCTTCTTCTTTGCCTCCTGTAGGGAGTGCAGAGCGGAAAGCTATGGTTTTACGAGGCGAGATTAAGGAGTAAATTATGGCAGATGCAGTAACAACTCAAACCATTCAAGACGGTCAACGTACCGCTATTATGAAGTTTACGAACCTATCAGATAATACTGGTGAAACTGCGGTTGTAAAAGTCAGTGTTTCTGGTTTAGAAGTTCAAGATGGTACTGGGGCTGCTTGTACGAGTGTTACCGTACAAACTATTCAGTTCGTAACTTACGGGATGTCAGTACAGATTGATCTTGATGCTTCAGCTAATGTGTTACTAGCAACGCTTCCACAGGATTATTCAGATACTCTGGATTTTTCAGCTTATGGCGTTCCTAATAATGCAGGGACTGGGGTAACCGGTGACATACTTTTTACTACGATCGGTGCTGCTGCTGCGGATTCGTACATGGTTATAATAACTATGACGAAGAATTATGGGTAATGCCTAGTAAGAGTAAGAAGCAAGCACGGTTTATGGCCGCCGTTGCCAATAACCCTGAATTTGCTAAAAAGGCGGGCGTTTCCCAAGACGTAGGGCGGGAGTTTGCTAATGCAGATAAAGGCCGAAAATTCGCAGGAGGTGGGGCTATGCCTAGTTATTTTAATAGTAAATCCGGTAGACCGGGAAAAGCGGTCAGGAAATATAGAGAGGGTGACATGGTTAGTAAAAGAAGAGACTTGCGTGACGAAGAAGGTAGAGTTATTAGCGAACAGGACGATCATCGTGATGAGTTGCGGCGTATAAAAGGCGACCGTGGTAGAAATCGAGATGAAGAAAGAGGACGCGTAAGAGGAGCTTTACGTGATGAAGAAGATGAAATGCATCGTCTTAGGGACAAGGCAGTAGGATTGGGTATGAAGAAAGGCGGCAAAGTACGTGGTGCTGGAATTGCTACGCAAGGTGTTCGTCCTTGTAAGATGATGTAGTAATGGCTACATCTGGTACTGCTACATTCAATATGGATTTCACGGAAATCGCTGAAGAAGCGTGGGAACGTGCTGGCCGTGAAATGCGTTCTGGTTATGACCTGCGAACAGCTCGCAGGTCTATGAATTTATTGACTATTGAATGGCAGAACCGTGGTATTAACATGTGGACGATTGATTCAGGGAGCGTCAGCCTTGTACAGGGTACTGCAACTTACGCATTACCGGCTGATACTATTGATCTTTTAGAACAGGTTATTCGCACAAATGCTGGTAATACAGTTACACAATCTGATCTTAATTTGTCGCGTATTACTGTTTCTACCTATTCAAGTATCCCTAATAAGTTAAGCGAAGGCCGCCCCATACAAGTTTATATTGATCGTGGGCAAGCTAATCCTTCAATGACTTTATGGCCTGTCCCTGATAAATCAAGTACTTACGTTCTTAACTATTGGCGTATGCGCCGCATAGAAGATGCAGGTAGTGGCATTCAGACCGCTGATGTTAATTTTAGATTTTTGCCGCCCCTAGTTGCAGGACTAGCTTATTATGTGGCTATGAAAGACCCGGAGCTGGCAGATAGACTACCAATGTTGAAAGCTGCGTATGAAGAATCATATGACTTAGCGGCTGGAGAGGACAGAGAAAAAGCGTCGCTTAGTTTAGTACCACGTATGGATAGCGTATGAGGTAGTTATGAGTCAGCGGTTTGCGTCGGGTCAAAAAGCACTTGCTATATGTGATATATGTGGATTTCAATATAGGTTAAGGGAGCTTAAAAACTTAGTAATAAAGAACAAGATAACAGCATTAAAAGCGTGCCCTGAGTGCTGGAACCCAGATCAACCACAGAACCGGTTAGGGGAGTTTCCAGTAAGTGATCCGCAAGCAATACGCAACCCAAGACCGGATTTTACTGAATTTCCGGCAAGCAGAGCACATATTCAACCAGTAGACCCTTCAATAGTAGTAGGGTTTGGAAACGTAGGCGTTGTAACCATTTCAATCGTATAGAGGTTTGAAGATGAGTAAAAAGCGTAAGAAGAGTAAGAAAGCACCGAAAATAACCACGTTCCCTGATACACCTACAGTTTATTCTCCGGGTACAAAGGTTGACCAGCCGATAGACATGAAAACCAGCGGTATTAAAATGCGCGGTGTTGGCGCTGCTACCAAAGGAACAATGTCACGAGGCCCAATGGCGTAGTGAACTATACGGAGCTTAAAACAAACATAGCAGACATTTGTGAGCAGACGTTTACTAATGACGAACTTGCTTTGTTTACAGACCAAGCTGAACAAAAAATATACAGTTCAGTGCAAATACCTGCGCTTCGTAAAAACCAAACAGGTAATTTAACCTTGGGTAATGAATACCTGAGTATGCCTAGTGATATGTTGTTTGTGTATTCCTTAGCAATTGTTAATGGTAGTGATTATGTATATCTTTTAAACAAGGATGTTAATTTTATGCGGGAAGCGTATCCAAATCGTGCTACTACGGGTGCTCCGGTACATTATGCTCTTTTTGACCAAACCAGTCTTATTATAGGTCCAACACCTGATGCTAATTATAGTTCTGAAATCCACTTTGGGTATTATCCTGAATCTATTGTTACTGCGGGTACTACTTGGTTGGGTACTGAGTTTGATTCAGCACTCCTTAATGGGGCGTTGATGGAAGCTATACGTTTTCAAAAAGGTGAAGCT